ATTACTTAAATGTAAAGTATCAAAACCATTATTTGTGTTATTCATGATTTCTTTTTGTCCATTAGACAACCATGCATACCCATTATCAAATCCATTGCCACCAAATCCAAAGCCACCATTTCCCCATCCGCCGTTACCAAATAGTAAAGCAAATAGTAAAATTGCCCATATTCCATCACCACCTAGGAAACCGTTTCCACCACCAAATCCATTGTTTCCATACATTGGATATACTGGATAAGGATAAGCGAATCCATTGTTTCCGTTTGTAGTTGCCAGTTCAATTGTTGGTGTTATTCCTTGTGATCCGTTCATTTTTATTCTCCTTTCTATATATTTTTTATATCAATGCTATTTTGCATTAATACCATTATTAAACATTCCCATAATGCTGTCCCATTGTTGTCTTTGATTAGGATTAAATCCATTTACTGTTTCATTTAATAAATCATTGGGATTATTATTCTTCTTTGCTTCCTGGTATCTTTGAAACGCTTGAGGGTTTGCTCTTTTTAATTGTTGTTCTAATTTCCCCATCATTTGTTGTGGTATCTGTTGCATTCTGTTTTTCATTATCATTTGAAACATTTGCATTATGTTCATTTTTAATCATTCCTTTCAATTCTTCAATTTGTGATTGTAAATATTGGATTTGCATATCCTTTTCATCTAGTGCCTTTATTTCATTAAGTTCATACGTTTTAATTTCATTTTTATTATTCTTTATCCATACTACACTCATATCCTTGCTAAAAAATGGAGTATCAGCATATACCATTTCTCTATTAACATCATCAAGTGAGTTAGCATATCTCATGCCACCTTGATGTGTAGGTGCTAATTGGAACGTTTGATTAATAGCAGGTTGCTGTTGATTATTTTTCATTTGATCTTTCATTTGTTGTAATTGGGCTATTTGATTATCAATTCTTTCATTAATGCTTTGTTGATTAAAACTTTGTTGATAATTCATATAAGGATTTTGATACATATTTCCTCCTAATAATAAAAGGAGATAACCTAACATCGTGTTTTATTACGCGTCATTTATCTCCTTTCATATATATTTTTTCATTAAATCGTTTTATAAAAGTGCAAAGAAAAAGAATTATAATAACATTATTGTTTTAAGTAATTGGAAGTTATAATAATTCTCAAATAATTTCTTTATTTTTTTTATCTCATAATTAACTGTTCTTTGGCTTATACCTATTTCCATGCTTATTTTTACTATTGTATCCTTATTTATAAGCATATCCAGGATTCTTATTTGTTCTTCTGTTAATGATACATTCTTTATAAAATCGTCGTACACTGCTTTGACTCTCAACTTATCTAACATATTTCTTCCTCACTTGCTGAATATAATATTATATTTCTTTTTGTTGTGAACGCAAAGAAAGTGCAATGAATTGCATTTAAGTGCAATATATCGCAAATAATTAGTTAAGAAATATATTTGCTTATTTTTGAGTAAATTTCTTTTTTTCGATAGTTAATTGTGCGTAATGAATATCCTGTTTTTATCATAATTTCTTTTAGTGATCCACCTCGCAAGCATAGATCTAATATTGTTTTTTCTTTCTTGCTTTCTTTTAATATGCCTTTTTTTATTATGAATTCGTATATTTCTTCTGGCATATCGAAGTAATAATGTGGCTTTTTCATGTATTCTCTCCCCTTCAAAGCCGGTTATTATATATTAAATCTGTTTTTTTAGCAACAAAAAAAGATGTTATTTCGCATCTTTCTTGTTATCTTCGAGCAAAGTTACTCGATTTTCTACTTTATACATTCTGTCTATAAGGTTATTATGTTCATGAACTTTGTTATCAAGTTCATTTATTCTATACAACACTAGATCATTATTTCGTTTGTTGCTTAATACAGTTGCAACAACCGAAGGTACTGCTACACTTATACCACCGATAATGGCTACTAAAATATCATTCATATTAAACCCTTCCCAATTACTCTTACTAATTAGATTATAACATTGTTTCCTGATTTTGACAAATAATAAAAAAAGAACATCAAATGATGCTCTTATGCCATTTACGGCGACAGTTAAGATTACACATCAGTGCCTTATAAGCACCATTAGAATAGATATAAACTCGGCTTTAACGAACTTTTTAATCGACCACACTAAATATGGTATATCTACTCTAATGCTACCTACAAAGTAAGTAGCACGTACGCTATACAACGTACCCCATGTTGTACCTGGTAAATACAACATAACACAAAATAAGAACATTGAAAGATTAATATGTATTAATTTCAATGTTTTGCACGGTCAGGTTATACGTAATCCCTGCATTTGTCCTGTTAAAGAAACTTTTTTTATTAAAAAGTAGACTTGAAACAAATGTTTATGTGCATTATTTGTTAGAATAAGTATAAAGGCTACCACCTTATCGTTTTAGTTTTTTATTGGGCTAACCCAACTGATTAAAAGAAGACTTTCTAAACCGTGTTTTACACGTTAAACTCCTTCGGTTTTTATATATTTATTCAACACATAGTTAATGTTAGTATTGAGTTATTTGGTAATATGTTTCCTAACCAAACTTGATAGTGTCCAATGGACGAACAAACATACAACTCGTCTAACAATTTAATTATATCATATAAAGTATTTCTTGACAATTCATAATGTAAACTTTATAATATCTCAATTTTGAGGGGGGTATTATGAAAAAGATGGAATATTATTTTGATTATACAGAAGAAGCATTTAATTATATTATGAGCAGTAACATATTAAGAAATAGAGATAAACAAATATTAAAAGACTTAAAAAATGGTTTAAAGACGAAAGAAATAGCTTACAACAATAAATGTTCATATAGAACATTATGCACTAGAAGAAAAGAAATATTTGAAAAGACGAAGTGTTTTATGTAGCATTTCTTTTTTTATCTATAATTTTCATAACTTTGCATATCTTTTCATAAAAATTCATGTCAATAATACTTGTTTTAATATATTATAACACCACGAAAGCGAAATATTGAACTAAAAATGAACTAATACTATGAACTTAAAATGATATTATGGAGTTGGTGAAGTGTGTTATGAAACAAGAGTTGGCAATCGATATAATATACAATGATTTTATAAAGAAGGTAATTTTAACAGACTATGAAAAAGAAATACTTGATAAATATATTCATGGCGATACGTATGTAAAAATGGCTATGGACACTACACAAAGTTACAGTACAGTATCTCGTACTATTGTAGATTTAAAATCAAAGTATGATATTTATAAAAAATTAGAATTAACAAAATTGACATTATTTGAGAAAAATAAATGACGTGAATGTGAGAGTTTACGTCTTTTTTATTTTGATATTCTATAATCGAAAGGAGATAAATAACAACTTAAAAAACTGTTAGGTTATCTCTTTTATTTTTATATGGAGGTTTAATGGAAAATTTATTTGAAGATTTATTAGAAATTATGGACGAGGAATGTAAGGATTGTAAACAATGGAAAAAGAATAAACCAATAATAATAAAGATTTATATAGGAGATGAAAAATAATGTATCAAAATCCTTATATGAATAATTACACAAATTATAATCAACAAAGTATGAATGAGAGAATAGATAATCAAATAGCACAATTGCAACAAATGAAAGAACAAATGAAAAATAATCAACAACAACCTGCTATTAATCAAACATTTCAATTAGCACCTACACATTCTGGTGGCATGAGATATGCTAACTCACTTGATGATGTTAATAGAGAAATGGTATATGTTGACACACCATTCTTTAGTAAAGATATGAGTGTGGTATGGGTTAAAAACAACAAAAATGAAATTAAAACTTATGAACTTAATGAAATAATACCTCGTGATGAAAAAGACATAAAAATTGACTTTTTAATGGCTCAAATAGAGGAATTGAAGAAAGGGATGAATAAAGATGAATCCAATGACGATGTTAATGAACCAGTTAATGAATCAGATGAAGGCACGAAACCCTCAAATGTTTCAAATGTTTCAAAACCTTCAAAAAAATCAAAGTAATCCCCAAGAAATAATAAATAATATGATAGGCAATTACAAACCAGAACAAATAAATCAATTTAGACAATATGCAAAAGGCTTTGGGATAACTGACGATCAGTTAAGTAAATATGGTATTAACTCAAAGTAGAGTTGATATAAAAATTAAAGAAAGGAGAAAGAATGATGAATGGATCACAAGGAATAACCCCTACAATTGAACTCGCAACTACAAATGGCAACAATGGTTTTGCTTACCCTTATCCAGTTTATCCAATGATGGGTGGATTTGGTGGAGGATATGGCAACGGTGGCTTTTTAGGTGGAGATAGTGGTTGGATTATCTTACTTTTATTATTAGCATTCTCAGGAAACTGGGGAAATGGTAATGGTGGATTCTTTGGAAACAACAGTTTTGACAATGGCTATGCTTGGTTGTCTAATGGACAAAAAGAAATCATGCAAAACACGAACAATGGATTTGATACTTTACATTTAAGCAATCAAATTGAAGGTATTCGTGATGGTGTTTATGGCATTTCTAATCAGTTGTGTAATAGCACTGCTGATGTTGTAAGTGCAGTAAACAATGGTTTCTCAAATGCTGAAATTGCTAACAATTCAAGACAAATTGCTAACATGAATCAAGCATTTAATAGTCAAATTGCTACACTTCAAGGATTTAATGGTTTACAAAGTCAATTAGCACAATGCTGCTGCGATAACCGATTAGCAACTGCCAACTTAAATAGCACAATTCTAAGTGAAAACTGTGCTGACAGAGCTGCACTTGCTGACGGGTTAAAAGACGTGCTAATCAACCAAACTGCTAATACTCAAAAAATCCTAGATGAGCTTTTAAGAGATAGACTAGATGAAAAAGATTCAAAGATAGCAGATCTAAATAGACAATTACAAATGGCTGATTTAAGAGCATCACAAATCCAACAAACAGCAAATATTGTTGATATGACATACTCACGCCTTCGCGATTGCCCCGTAGACACTATTTCGATATTTGGCAGACAACCCGTTTTCACCTGCCCTAATAACAACGGATGTGGCTGTGGAAATTGGAACACAACAAGTCAATTTATTTAATAGCATGAAGTAGATTACTACTAGCTCGATTACGAGAACTTGCTAATGTGCAAAAATTGCACTTATGAGGATAGACAAGTTCTATCCTTATTTTTTATGAAAGGAGAAAGATAAAATATGATAGAAACTATAATTAATGAACCATTAGCATTGCCAAGTAATGCAAGTCCAATAACTTTTGATGAAACGGATATAAGAACAAGATGTGCTTCTTGCTTAAATGGTGGTTGGTTAGATTATTCAAATGGTAATCCTAATTTTAAAATATTCGGAAATGGATACACAGGATATTATGATGTAGAATTTAGTGCCTCAGTAAGTACTGCTACACCTGGTGTTGTTGCCGTTGCCTTATTTCAAGACGGAGTAATCATTCCAGACACGATTCGTGCCGTAACTATTGCAGCAGCAGATGACTACGAAACAATTTCATTTGATAAGAAGTTAAGAGTATGCCCTCGTGGAACAACTAATCTATCAGTACAAAGTGTTCCAAGTGTACCAACACCAACTACACCTACAACACCAATTGCAACCACACAAGCAATTATAACTAACGCTACATTTAGCATATCTAGGATTTAATGAGAAACAACCTAGATTTAACATCATTAATATTGCAATTATATAGTGTCATTTTAATAATGCAGGATTATAAAAACAATGACATTATGCAAGAATTGCAGTTACAAGATGAAAAATATTTTAAAAAAATTATTCAACAAAACGAAGAAATAATAAAACTTTTGAAGAAAGGAAGTGATAAAACTTGGAACAAAAGTTAATGGAAGAGACTGAAAAGTCTTTAAAAGAATTATTAGATGAAGGTATAACTACCAACAACTTAGATTATGTATATAAACTAACAAAAATTAAACACATGAATAAGGAGGATATGAATATGAATTACGGAAATTATAATGGATATGGTAACTATGGACGTGAAAATTACGGAGATGGTTCATACGGCGAATACGGTCGTGGTGGGAACTATGGACGTTATGGCAACGAATATGGAAGACGTGGATATGATGCTAAATATCGTGGTCAAGAACAACTAGATAGAATGGCTGGAGAATATGGAAGATATTCTGAAAGTTATAGCAGATATGGTGCAGGACAAGAAACTGACAGAAGTTACCACTATATGATTAAGGCACTAGAAGATTTCATAAAAGTTTTATATGAAGAAGCTGATAACGAAAATCAAAAACAACAACTTCGTGAAACTTTACAAAGAAGTATGATGTAAAGTGTATAAATATTCAAATGTAAACCCTTTAAATAGATACGAAGATGATTGTGTTATAAGAGCGATTTCGTGTGCTACAGGTAAATCATGGGATTACGTCTATGATTACCTAAGTGATATAGCACAATATGAAGGCACTTTATTTGATAAAAAGGATTTTGTAATTAATTATTTAGACAGAACATACAAACGATTAAATAATATTTATGGAAGTGTAGGGGAGGTATCTGCTATGTTTCCTAATTCTACAATACTTATTACAACACCAGGACATATTATGTGTAGTAAATGTGGAATTGTTTATGATACGTTTGATCCTAGAAATAGGATAGCAGAGTATGTTTGGCTTGTAAAGTAAGGACATAAAAGTCCTTTTTATAATGTCAATATTTGACAAAAACAATGTAAATATGTATAATATGTTATTTTGAAAAAGGGGGTGAATACTAATGACAAAACATACAGATTGTCTAATTACATATCAAAAAGCAAACGGAGATATAATTATGCGTCCTAGATTAGGTTTTTGTGGATTAGAAAACATACAAATAGGAAATGAAACATCTATGGGTTGGAAAATTATAGATATACACTATCAATTTTATGATGGCAATTATTATCACGAAAAAGATTATAGAAAAAAACAAAAAGAATATGTTGAAAAAAAGGAATCTTTTAAAAAAAGACTTGCAAATTATATAATATTTAAAGCTACAAATTGGTTACATGAAGAATAAAAAAATAAATTAAAATACGTTAATATATATTGACTTACATTTTTTTTAATGATAAACTTAAAATGTAAATTGATTAGAGTGATTTCATGTTTGTTTATAGTTAAAATTAGAACTTAACATAATATATATATTAAGAAGAACATTAACTTAACATAATATTTTTAGTAGACAGATGTGAAAAAAACACATCTGTTTTTTTGCATTATTTCAATTTATAGAGAGGAGAAAAAATGGCAGGAAAAACTAAAAACTTTGTTTATCCATTTCTAATAAATGAAATGAAAAAAAATGGAGAAACTCAAAAAGAACTAGCTAAGACACTAGGCTTAACTAGGGAAAGCGTTAATTTTCGTTTTTCAGGTAAAAGAGAATGGACCATTAGTGAAATAGAAAAGATATGTAAGCACTATAACAAAGATTTTTATGAACTATTTCGAAAAGAATAATTAGGGGATTAGGTTGCAACTGAGGAGAGTTTATGGATGGTTTTATAAAACTATATAAAAGAATTGAAAGTTGGCAATGGTATAAAGACAGCACAACATTACATTTGTTTATTGATTTGTTACTTGATGCAAACTATGAAGATAGTAAAGTTGGATTTCAAATTATTAAAAGAGGACAATGTTTAACTAGTTTAAAGAGAATGCACGAAAGAACAGGTTTAACATATCAACAAATAAGGACATCTTTAGACAAATTACAAAAAAGTGAAGAAATCAACAAACAAATAACAAACAGATATTCAATAATAACAATAAATAAATACAATGACTATCAAGAAACTAACAAACAAGTAACAAACAAACAACAAACAAATAACAACATAAAAGAATATAAAGAATACCAAGAAGAAAAAGAATATATAAAAGAAAGTATATCTAAAGATATACCAAAGAAAGCTGAAAAAAAATATTTTGAAAGTTTAAAGGTAAATACTTTGTTTAACGAGTTTTTAGAATTAAGAAAAAAAATAAAAGCAGTAAATAGTGAAAGAGCTATTAATACATTAATAAATAAACTTAATAACTATGATGAAGATACACAATACAAAATGATAGAAAACTCTATAGTTAATTCATGGAAAGATGTGTATGAACTTAAAGAACAAAAATCAAAGAGAAAGGATGTAGTGTTAGATACACTAAAGAGAATGTACAATGAAGAAAAATGAAATATTAAAAATAATTTTAATTTTAAAAGCATCATATCCTTATGCATTTAAAGATATGAGTGAACAAGATGTTGAAAGTATGGTAGCTCTTTATCAAGAAATGTTTAAAGAAAATAGTTATGAAGATGTTTCAATAGCAATAAAAAATATTATAAGAACAAGTGAATATATGCCAACAATAGCAACTATAAAAAATAAACTTTATGAAATTAAACATCCAATACAAGAAAATAATAGCGAATTATGGGATAAACTTTTAAATGCAATAGGAAATAGTAGTTATCATTCAGAAGAAGAGTTTGAAAAGTTGCCATTGTTAGTTAAAGAATATATAAGAAGCCCAAGACAATTACAAGAAATGGCAACTATGCCAAGTGATGAAATTCACACAGTAGTAAAAGGGCAATTTTTAAAACAAATTGAAGTTATAAAACAGAACTTTAAAGAAAATGAAATGACTAGGAAAACTTTATTGCAAGAAAAAGGTATATATCAAATAGAAGAGGTGATTGATTAATGAAAAATAAAGATTTTGAAAAAGAGTTAAAAAAAGCAAGAGTGGAAAGTAGAAGAAGTGTTACAGAAGCGAAAGATAAGTTGAAAAAACTTGTTGATTACGCTGAAAATGCAATCATAATTCAAACAGATAAAGGTTCAGCATTGGTTGGAAATAAATATGATAGTTGTCAACTTTTATGCAATTTATTTGAACATCTATTAGAAATAAATGCTTTTACTAAAAAAGAAATAATCGAGTTGTTAAACATGGTTGACGATAAAGAAAAAAGTAAAACAATCGAAGCGACAGAAAAAACATTAAATAGAATTTCAGAATTACTCGATAAAGCAATCAAATTAGAAAAACTAAAAAATAAAAAAGAGGATTAATCTATGGAAGAAAAGAAAAAGGCGAAGACTTTAGCGGAAAAGTTATTTGAAATAAAAAACGAAGTTAGTATCATGCAAAAGACAGAAGAAGGACATGGCTATAAGTTTGTTGATGAACTTGCTATTTTAAGCAAAGTTAATGAAATGATGAAAAACTTTAAATTAAGACTTATTCCTAACTTTGTACCAGGTACTATGAACATTCAAATAGTAAATTATGAAAACTCTAAAGGACAACCTAAGACAGATATTTTAGTAAGTAGTGAAATGACTTTCACGTGGGAGGATTTAGAAAATGGAGCAAAAGAAGTAAATAATTGGCACATGGTAGGACAACAAGCTGATGGTAGTCAAGCTATGGGAAGTGGGCTTACTTATTCCAACAGATACTTTTTATTAAAATACTTT